GGTTCGAACCCCTGGTGGTCCACCATATCGCATGAGTGCGAACATTCAATGGCCTGTTCCTTAAATTGGGGCAGGTCATTGCTATAATTAAATACAATTTCAACCCTATCATCAAATATGGTAGCTTGCTTTATGAAAGTGTCAATAATGCTTGCTCTACCTTGCTTGGTGGTAGGGTTTTCTTTTGCCATTTTGTGTAAAAAGAACTCTATATGTTCCGCTGTTAATTGGATTTGATTGCTTGCTATTTCGTGGTTCGTACGGCGTGTCATGTGGTCTTGTAACTCCGCCTCTGTTTTCTCTATTTGATTTTGTAACGTATCGGAAATGTATCCTTTTGCAATAGCAATCATATAATTATCCAATTCTGATTGCAATTGTTTTATGCGATCATTGACGGCTTGTAATTCTAATTCGCTTGTACTCATCATATCTTTATTGGCTTTGATAGCCATTTTTGCCAATTCCTCAATGGTATTAGGTTGATTCAATATCTCAAGTGTTTTATTGATTACAATATCCTCAACTATTTCACGTTTTATATTTGGTGCATCGCAAGTGTGATGTTTCCGTCTGTTATTACACACATAATAGTAATGCTTTTCACCACTCCTAGAGGTTGCCGTAGAGCCTACGTAGTGAGCGTTACACTTTCCGCAGTATAATTTACCGCATAAATTGTAAAACTCGCTCCTAGATGTCTTTAATTTAATTCTACGGCTATTGTCTGATTGTACTTTATCGAATATTTCTTTTGAAATAATAGAAGGAATAGCATCTTCTACTATAATGTCATTCCATTTCATGATGCCGATGTATTTCTCATTGCTTAAAATGCGTCTAACAACCGCATACGAGAACTTTCCGCCTTTCTTGGATAAATACCCTTTGGAATTTAGAAACGAGCATATAGAGGGTATAGAGTGCCCATTTAGGTACATTTCAAAGATACGTTCTACGATTTTTGCCTCACTCTTATTTATAATGAGTGAATTATCTTTTGTTTTGTCATAGCCTAGAGGTGTAGGTGTGCCGTTCATCTTGCCTTTTAATGCGTTATCAGTCATTCCACGTCTTACCTTTTGTGCTAATTCTGCACTATAATATTCTGCCATACCCTCTAATACAGATTCGAGGATAATACCAGCTGGGTCGCTACTGATATTCTCTTTTGCACTTATCACTTTAACACCATTACGTTTTAGAATTGACTTATATACAGCACTATCCTCACGGCTACGGCTGAACCTGTCTAATTGATAGACTATAACGTACCCAAAATTGTGTTTCTTTGCATCGTCAATCATTTGGCGGAACTCTGGGCGGTGGTCTGTGCGTGCTGATAATGCTTTATCTGTGTATATATGGGTGATGATAATACCCTCACGCTCTGCATATGCTTTACATTCTCTTATTTGCCCCTCAATAGATTCGTCTCTTTGCTTATCTGATGAGTATCTAGCATATATTACACCTTTTGATAATTCCATAGTTAGTCCTCTCTACAAATAAAGCCACCTGTGTAGGTGGCTCTTTTTTTATTAAAATATTCCGTCTAAAACATCATCATACCAATGTTTTTTCTTTTGTTCCTGTTGTGTTTGTTGCGTTTGTTGCGTGTCTACTGTTGATGTTCTGTGTACATCGTTTTGTGCTTGCCACTTGTCCAATGCCTTTTTAGTGCCATTATCTACTTTGTGCAAATCGTCCATTTCTTTCTGTGTCATGGAAATTGTAGCGTTTAAAAAATCCTGTTCGTCCATCAATTCAGACGTACCATCGTTATAATGCACTAACACTTTTGTTCCGTCTAATGCTTTAAACTCTTCATGAGATACAATGTCTTTTGCCATTGCGGTAGTAGATAGTGCCAATAATGCAGTTAATAATACTAAAGTCTTTTTCATTTCTTTATCTCCCTTACTTGAAATGATGATAAAAGTTGATATCGGTTAGCATTTCATCTTGTAGATCATATCGCCTTACCATTTCTTCAACTAAATTCACATGGCTATCTAGGTAAAAATCATCATTAATAATATGTGATAGCTCATGCCGTATTTCTGCTTTCATTTTATCATGCGGCAAGTTTTTATTCACATATATATTATGTGTATCTATATCTTCCGTTTCTTCTGATATAGCCTTAACAGATGGTAAATCGCAGTAAATTATGTTTACTACCAATACAACACACTCCCCATTTATGGTACCCACGCTTTGAGGGGTACCATTATTTATTTTTAGACTTTAAAAACTCGATATACTCGACTGCCTTTTGCATATCCTCTTTTGATATATCTTTCGCAGCCGAAAACAATAACCTAGCACCAGGGCGAGTACGTAACATTTCAGCATATTCAGCCGTATCTGGATTTGTATAATATCCGTCATTAGGCGTAACGGCTTTTTCTATATCATCAGTTGTAATATTTAACCCTTTACATATTTTAATTACATTATCAATCGATGCACCGCCTACATTTTTTAGTATTGAAAGCATTGTAGAGTATGGCATGTCAATTTTTAAAGCAAATTCTTTTATTGTTCCTTGCTCTAATATTAATCCCTTTAGATATTCTTCTCTAGTCATTGATACTACCTCTATATATTAACTATATACACATCATAGCATTAAAAGAACGATATTTCAATATCTAAAAACGAAATAACGATTATATACTGTTTTTAAATAAAACTTCAACAACTGTTTATTAGACAAAAACGATATTTCGTTTTATACTTTAGACATAGGAAAACGAAAAAACGTTTTACTAAAACGATAATTTAAAGTTGAAAGGTGGTGTGTTAATGCTCCCAAATCTAAACGCAGAATTGGCAAGAAGTGGTATTACTAAGAAAGAACTAGCAATTCGAATGCAAAAACGATATGCGACATTGTTAGGTAAGTTAAATGGTAAATATCCACTTACTTATGACGAATGCAAACAAATTAAGTTTTGTATCCATTCTGATTTGCCTATTGAAACTCTTTTTTTTACCAAGTAACACGAAATATCGTGTTGAAAGGAGCAGAAAGTGAGGTCATTTATAGAAGAAATCCACAAATTTTACAAAAACCCTAAAAACATGGCTGAATTCCAAGAATGGAAAGAGGCTAAAGCATCTAAAGGAAAGGAAAAGGAAAAAGAAAATGAACATATACGGCGAATTCTTAAGAATGGCTAAATCCCACGTAGCCGACATAACAGAATGTGAAGTATTGACAGATGGGATTGTAAAATCTGCCAGTACATTCATAGGAAATGCGATTAAGTGGGATAGCGGTGCTTATCGTCCAGTGGTCGATGCTCTTCATAAAAGACTGCTTGATGAAATTTATAAAGCAGAATATGACAACGAGTATTACAAAAGATATCAATGGCCAGATGCAACAAACTCTTATGAGTACGGCAACGAAATTGCACATCGTGAGGCCGACAAATTAGCTAATGAGTTAGTAGATGAGCTGGAAAATAAGGATATCAGTGAGTTGTACAAAGTATGGAAAGGATACAAGCATGATTAAGCTAGTATGGGCGTTGAGAGTGGTCGCATTCTTGATGATAATCGGAACAGTCGGCTCGATTGAAATAAATCGCATTGACTTTTACACCGCATTCCTTCAAATCATGCTCGGTTTTGTACTTTTAATTTTAAGTAATTACTGGGCGAGGGAAGTTAGATTTTATGAAAGAAAAAAAGTCCGCTAATCATGGCGTAGGAAACCATAGCGGACTTGGTAGAGTAATCTACAAAATACTCTACCTGTATTGTAACAGAAACAGGAGAAAAAACAATGAAAAACATGGATAAAGCAGTATTAGTATTAGGTATTTCTGCATTAGCGGTAAACGTAGCGAGTGCAAACAATAACACATTGGGCGGTACTGATAATACAATCACCGCATCATCTCATAGTAGTGCAGTATTTGGCTATCAAAACACTATTGATGCTAATAATGCAATCGCATTCGGCGAAAATAACGTGGCAAGCGGTACCAACTCTTTTGTTGGTGGCAATAATAGCAAAGCGACTGGCCGTAATTCCCTAGCATATGGTAGCCACGCAGAAGCATTGGTCGAATACACATATGCTATCGGTAGCCAGGCACGTACAAGTGCATATGACACTGTGGCGATTGGTAATGGTGCATATGTAAGTGGTACATCTAGCGTTGCAATTGGCCGTACCAACAATTTAACAGGTGAAAATAGCGTTGTTATTGGTGCTAATAACAATGACATCAAAGGTAATCAATCAACTATAATCGGTTACAACAATAAAATGGCTGGCGATATGGAACAAACGATTATCGGTGCTAATTCTGAAACAAGCGGACAGGGTGCAATGGCAATCGGCACGCATACACAAGTAACTGCAATTGATGCGGTGGCAGTAGGTAACAATATCATTGCGGATAAACCTAATTCAGTAGCGATTGGTACTAATTCCGTAACAGATGATGCGGTATCAGTTGCTGATATGACTATTAACGGGAAAACACATGCCGTAGCAGGTACTAATCCTAGTGCGGTAGCCTCTTTTGGTTCTAAAGACCGAGCAGGCTTTGGCGGTGTTACAAATTACACACGCCAACTAACTAATGTGGCAGCAGGTCAAGTAAATGTATCTTCTACTGATGCGGTTAATGGTTCTCAACTATTCGCCGTAGCTGAAGAGGTTGGTAATAATGGTACTCAAATCGCTAAGAATAAACAAAATATTAAAGATGTGGCTATTGGATTAAATATGTTAGGTGATGTTGTCAATGATCATGAGCAACAGCTCACTAATCACGAAACACGAATTACAGACCTTGAACATCGTACATATAACTTAACGCAAGATATCAACAATAAAGTAAACAACCTCGGACAACGTGTTAATAAATTGGGTGCATCTAGTGCTGCATTAGCTGGCTTACACCCATTGGATTTTAACCGCAATGACAAAGCGTCTTATGCGGTATCCTACGGACATTATAGAAACGCTAACGCAGTAGCATTGGGAGCGTTCTATCGTCCTAATGAACGTGTAATGATTGGTGCTGGTATGACATTAGGCAGTGAAAATCAATACACATTGAACGTAGTATTTAAAACTGGTAAAGGTAGCGACTACCTTGCAGAGGCAAAAGATAAAGATAGCCGTATCTCTAAATTAGAGGCTATGGTGCAAAAACTCATGGCAGAAGTAGAACAACAAAAGGAACGTAAATAACAGGGGGATAAAAATGGAAACTGTAGATGTAATCGTACAACCAGCAATCGAACCACAAGTGATTGATAGCAATTTAACTATGACATGGAATAACGCAGAACTTGCGAAGTACCTAGAAGAAAAATTAGAAAAATACAACGGATTAGTTGTAACGGAAGATAATCTAAAAGAAATGAAATCTGTATTGAAAGAGATTGTTTCTATCCGTACTAAGCTAACACGATTCGGTGCTGATAAAAAACGTGAGTTAAAAATTCCATACAATACATTTACCGCAGAGTTAGAACAAGTACTTGCAGTTGTAAGCCGAGTGGAAAACCCTATTTCAAATCAAATTGGAGAATTTGAACAACAAGAAATGCTCAAACGCAAAGAAACAGTATTGAATATGGTTGAAGATAAGGCTCAATCACTAGGTATTAGGGATGAGTACAAGAACAGAGCTGTACCAAACCCTAAATGGTGGGAAAACAAAACAGCCAAAATGTCAGATGTGGCACTATCTATTGAGGAAATGTTAAAAGGTGTGCTGGAACAACAAAAGAATGATGATGATCTAAAACGTATGCAAGCTGAAAAAGTCGAAATGATTAAGATGAAAATTGATTTATTTAATCAAAACTACGCACTAGATACACCTATCCAATACGAAGAAATTAAGCATCGTGTTGATAATGTTCCGTTTGGTGAATTGGATAATGTACTTTCAAATGAATTTGAAAAGCGACTTGAAATTGAAATGAAAGCGAAAGAACCTCAACAAACTGAACCAATATTCACAGAACAACCACAAGTAACAGAGGAAATCAAAGAGGAAGTAAAAGAGGAAGTAAAAACAGTAACATATGTTGTCAAAAATATTAACGAAAGACAACGAAAGGTAATCAATGATTTGTTGATTAAATTAGGTGTTGAATGGAGCGAAATTTAATGAATAGAAGTGAAACCATAACAGAAATAGCAAAAGCATTAGCGAAATTCCAATCAGAAGTATCTGACCCAAACAGAACAAAAGAAAATGCATTTCTTAAATCAAAATATGTAACGCTAGATAGTTTACTACAGGCGGTTAGACCTGTATTAGCAAATAATGGATTGTCTTTTTTGCAAGTACCTTTCACAGGTGCTGATGTAGTATCTGTTACAACCATGTTATTACATGAAAGCGGTGAATGGTTAGAAAGCGACCCTTTCACATTGCCGCTAATGAAAAAAGACCCTCAAGGGGTTGGCAGCGTTGTAACGTATGCACGAAGATATTCCTTATCCTCTATTTTAGGTGTGGCTTGGGATGAAGATGATGATGCACAAAGTAATAATGAAACGGAATTAACAAAACAAATACTACATGAAGTAACAGAACTTGTAAAAGTAAAAGATATTCCAAATGAAACAGTATCATCTTACATAAAAACAACTTTCAATAAACCATCTTCAAAACTGTTAGACCTAACAGAGTTAAAGCAAGTTAAATCTTGGTTAATGTCGCTATGAAATGGAGCGTAAAAGGTATTGAACTGTTACGTTCGCCATTAGGTGTAATGGTAGTAATACCTGCACCACATGACAATGTTCTATCAAAGATTACTACTGATAAAGAGTACACAGTAGAAATTAAACGTAAAACTAAATCAAGAAGTCTAAATGCCAATTCATACTGTTGGTTGGTTTGCCAAAAGATAGCGGTTGAGTTAAGCAAAACTGGTTATACAACAAAAGAGGATGTATATCGAAAGGCTATCAAGGACTGTGGACATTTCACATATGTTCCAGTCCGTGATGATGCGGTAGAACGCTACATAACGATATGGCAAGCACACGGCATCGGATGGATAGCCGAAGATGCAGGCGAATGTAAAAGCATCAAAGGTTATCACAACATTATGTGCTACCACGGCTCGTCAGTATATACAGTTACAGAGATGCAAAGGCTTATTGATTGCTTGGTTGATGAGTGCAACCAGCTTGGAATAAAGCTTGATGATAGCGACTACATACAGTCGCTAGTTAAGGAGTGGGGGAATGAACAAGAAAAAAAGGCTTGACGATAAACTCTACAAAATCACAAGACCGAAAGCTATCGAACGAGATAGTATAGATGGTTATCCCTGTTGTGTAATATGTGGTGCACCTGCTACAGAGGTTCACCATATATTACCTAGGGGCAGAGGTGGTACAAGCGAATTAAACAACCTAGCGTGTTTGTGTAGATATTGCCATGAGAACTTAGCACATGGAGTATTCGCAAAAGAAACACAACGTAAGTTAGAAGAGAGGAATAGAAATTTATGTTAGTTAAAGACTTAATCAATAAATTAAAACAAGTTAATGAGAATAACGAAGTTGTTATTGTTGATAATTACAACAATTTGTTTTCAAAAATTGAAGTTTTAATTGCTAAAAATGAGCGAGATAAAACAAAGGAACTCATAGTTATTGATGTAGATTTTTAGGGAAGAGGACTGAAGAATATGAAAGAACTCAAAGTTATTAAAGCATGGTGTGATAGTCAAATAGAATATTACAAAGACTGGGAAAACGAAAAAGAATACAACGATGCGAAAAATGAACTTCAATTGTTGCATACATTGTCAAAAATGCTAGATAGTGCAATTGAAGAAAATCAAACACCAGCTGGCTCGCTTGTGTTCCGTGGTAGCAATATCAAATGGGAAACTCCAGATAACGAGGACTAGCTTATGAGTGATAACAAAAAATATTACTATCTAAGACTTAAAGATAACTTCTTTGATGTAGATGAAATGAAAATTTTGGAAAGTATGAAAGATGGGTACTTATATAGCAATATTTTGCTCAAGCTTTATCTCCGCAGCTTAAAGAATGATGGTAGGTTAGTTTTTAATGATTGCATTCCTTATAGTGCTGATATGTTATCAAGCATTACAGGGCATCAAGTAGGTACTATCAAGCAAGCATTATCCATATTTAAAGATTTAGGTCTAATTGATGTATTGGATAATGGCGCAATTTACATGCTAGATATTCAAAATTTCATAGGCAAGGGTAGTAGTGAGGCTGACAGAAAGCGAGAATACAGACAACGTATAGAAGAAGAAAGGACAAATGTCCAGACAAATCTCCGACAAATCTCCACCAGAGATAGAGATAGAGATAGAGAT